TTCTTGCGCTTGCTGGCTTTCAGGTCCCGCCGATAACGTCTTGCAGCTTGCTTGATCTTTTTACAAGCAACAATCTCACCGCTTAGCACCTTGTCAGTGTATTCAGCCGCATAGTTCATGATGACATCAGATCCGCGAACGGATCGTAAGGCTTCTTCTTAGTCTCATTCTTCACTGCCAACTTTGCCCGGCTGTAGACTGACAAGCCAAGCAAGTCATCAATACGGATCATCTGATTAGTGGCATCAAGTTTCATTTTTACTGCTGGGTTAGCTTTCACACTATCGGTGGTTTCAACCATCATGCCTTGTTCTTGAATCAGCTCGGCAGCTTTCTGAATGTCAGAATAGGCTTGGCAATGACTGGCAATCAGGGCAGCGTCCAGTTCGCTCACTGGAATGTCCTTCTTGAGTAACGGCACAATACGTTGCCACTCGGTCACGGCATAGTCATCAAGCCATGCGGGGGGCTGGTCAACTAATTCTTGATAGGTGAACAGGGATTCTTCCATGTCACGCCGATCGGCGAGCTTCTTCTTGCTCATCGTGCCGCGCATTTGCGTAATAGATTTCAGTGGTGCTCCCATCTTGATCACGTCCTTTCTTTATAATTACGATTAGACTTATCTAACTTAATTATAACACATTGTTTCTAGTTTACATAATATATTACGGTTATCACGGATTTTCAACAACGAAACTCCTATGCTTGGTTCCCAAAACTAGATTACCTAGCCCCCATATTCATGTGGGGGTAGCGTGCCGCGTCTTCTACTTTCGTTTTGGTTCCGTGGCAAGCATTACACAGACTTTGTAAGTTGCTCTCGTCCAGTCTGCGGCTCCAGTCCACACGTATCGGCACAATATGATCTACCACGTCAGCTTGTACATATAACCCCTTTGCTTGGCATCGCTCGCACAGTGGATGTGCTAGACGATACGAGTAAGACAGCTTGCGCCACGCTTTGGACTTGTAGAACTTGAAGTAACGACCACCGATTGCTTTGCGATATGCGTAGCGTTCGTTGTCGGACGCTCGTGGTTCTGGCTGGTGCTTATCACAGTACCGTTGATTGAACGGCACCATGGTGTTGCACCCAGCGTGGTTACATAGCTTCATGATCATGCCAATACGCCTACCGTTTCAGGCTCAGACTTATCGTCGCTATAGTAAAGCTGAACAGTCAGAAGGTTATTCGGTGTAACGGATACCCGAATAAACTCAACTTGATGTCTGTGTAACATCATGAACTTGTCGATGACACCGTTTAGTTCTCCTTGATACGCAGTATATTCAAATAGTTTCATAGTTCTAAGCTCCTTTGGTTGTCTTCTTGAGTGTCACAACATCGAATGCATTGGGATCATCATCGTAGGCAATAGACTGAATCGCGTACAGGGTGCCATTAAGTTTTACCTGTGTGCTGTCATCTATCGCGTCAGTGTGGCGCACTACGATCGATATAGTGTCCGCTAGATCTGTGCCCGTGATCTGGTAGGTCTGTGTAACAGTGCGGTTATATGATCCATAGAACAGGGTGCCAGTCGACTCAAATGTAGAGATGTTAATACCTGCACCAGTCCTGTGATTAACTGTCTTACCGATTTCAGCCACCTTGTTCAGGCGGGCAATTGAATAGTTCTTCATGCTATTCCTCCTTGTTAGCTGATGTGGGGCGCGAGCTTGATCTGTTCTTTAATGCTTCGCCCCGAAATGTTGGCATGCCAGTTAAGCTCTCTATAGTCAGCAATCTCAAATCCTGCTGCTAAGAGTGCGCCTTTCATCATGCCGTTAGTAATGTAGAAACCACCCGGCAAATCAGTGAACAGATGTTTAATGCCATACGATGTGTACTCACTGTTGATTGTCTTTCGCTTGGCCAGTCCCTTAGTCCAAAGATATAAAGCGTTCTGCATGTCCTCGGGCATCAGCATAAACGCGAACGGATGATCCTGTTCAAATGGGCTAAGGCCGGGCGACTTAGGTTCAATGTGCCAATTCTTGTACTCGTAATATTTGCGATACTTCTGAGGGATAGGGAATTCTTGTTCAAACCTAGCCCATGTGCTTTCTGGATATAGCATTGTTTTCAACCTCCGTAGTTTTAAACTTGTTTGTTTTTTAAGTGTCCCACGTGTCCCGGGCTCCTAAACGTTGGTATATAGGCGTTTATCTGGGACAACAGACGTGTCCCGAGCTGTCCCGGACGTGTCCCGATGAGGTTGTGGGACAGCAGTGGGACATGTTGGGACAGCAGTGGGACATGTTGGGACAGCAGTGGGACATGTACTTTGTCCCAACAAAACGTTGATACATAGGCGTTTATAGCACTGGGACAGGTGGGACAGTAGAAAAACAAACACTTTACTTCCTGACGTATCCTCTTGAACGCTGACCATTGATTCGCACTCGTTCACGATCCCACCCATCCATGTTATCCATGATGAGCTTGATACGTTTTGCTTCCGATCCAGTACGGCCCATCAGGTAACGGTCAACTGATTTGTCGAACACCACTTCCATGATCTCTCTAGTGGTGGTTTGTTGCAGTGGTTGTAATTCTCCAGCATCCAAGTGCTGTTGTAACCAAGTGGCCACATCACCGTTATGGTCAATATGAGTGTGAAAGAAGCTGGCCTTCAGGCTCAATGACAGCTTTTCCCAATTTGATGGCACTTTCATGTTGAGAAAGTCTTCGATGGCCTCTTTCATAGGGTCAACGGTCTCTGCTTCTTGTTGATATGGTTTAGCCAGTTGCATCAGCTTATCATCAGCAAAGACACTCTCACCCGCATCAACCCATGTTTTGACCTCTGCCAGTACCTGATGAACGTCGTGGTCAATCTTCGGTACGCTTTCTTCGTTGCGCCATACGGTCTTTGTGGGCTTTGTAACACCACATCTGATAGGGAAGAAACGCCGTTCACCAGTAGCGTCTTTCAAGTAGTCCTGTTGATTAGTGCTGCCAATGAACACACACTTGCGTAAATGTGGGTAAACGTAATGGCTATAACTCCCTCGGTATGAATCAGACTGGGCGCTAATGAAACTCTTAGCCGACTCAATCTCAGTTTTTTTCATTGCAGAAAGTTCACCGAGTTCCATGATCCAGTTACCTTGCAGCTTCTTGTAATCTTCGTCCGTTTTGCCCATTGATTTTAATGAATCGCTGAACTTTGTCGGGAATAAGTTACGAGCAGCCGTACTTTTACCAAGTCCTTGTTTACCTTCAAGAATTGGAACGAGTTCAAACTTGCAACCGGGTTGATAGACACGTTTTACAGCACCAGCTAACCATTTACGAGTAACAGCACGGGTATATTCATTGTCCTCGGCACCTAGATAGTCGATGAAGTAACGTTCTGCTCTGGGTGTACCGTCCCATTGTTCCGTTTCGATCCAGTCTTTAACCGGGTTGATCGACTGCTCTTTGCCAATGTTGACCATCGCGTCTTGTTCGTTTTGCTTACTGAACAATATATTGTGCTTGCGTTCAATGTATGAGCGGACGATAGCATCGTCTTCATCGGTCCAGAATCCTTTGCGGATTGGTAATCCTTTAACGCCTTTTGACTTGATAAGCATCTCTGAAAAATCGTCCCATGCAATCACATTGGCGAAGGTTGGATCATTATCAAGCAGCAGTTGAACATTAACGACTGAGTCTTTTCTAATGCCACCATTGCCGTCAAGTTTAAGGTCATTGCGCCATTGCTCTTGGCCTGTAAAATCAACGTTGACCACTTTATTGGCTTCTTGCTTAATATCTTCGGGCATCGCTTTAACCAACCGCACGCCTCCTCTCTTCGGCTTTCAATACTGACTTGAAAATCTTATTAACTTCGGCTTCTGCCAGGGGTGTATCTAGATAGTTATCATTAGTTGTAAACAGCAAGTTATAAACTGTCTGCGGCTCTGCACCTGTGAAGAACATTTTGCCAGCAATCTTGGTCAGAAAGTCATTGCGATTGCCAGTACTAGTGCCGTTCACTATTTCATCTAGTAGCTTGCCTGTCCATCGTTTACCTCGATAAACTGTTGAACCACCCAACTGTGGGTTAGGGTGGCTGACACGTTGAATCTCAGTAAGTAACCACTGAGGCGCTGGGGCTAGCTTGGTGATCTTGTGTCCTTTGAGTGGTTGATACATACCGTTCTCGCGAATGCTAGGGAAAACCGGTACACCAGTCGCGACATAGTCGAGGCCGGTTTTTTCGCCATTCTTAGAGAACAAATCCGATCGACTGGTTAGCTTCAATTCCTTGGGATAGGTGAAGAAGATATGGAGTCCACCGTTTGGCGTTGTTTCTATATAGGTAGATGGAATCTGACCAGCACGACCATCAGCGCACAATTTAGCCAACGTCTCATTGCCATTAGCCCCGCTTTTATGACCCATATCAATATCGAATACCAGCACGCCATCAAGCCCCAAGCCAATATTGTAGTTAGGATGTTCGCCCCACCATTTCTTGGCTTGTTCTGGGTCTTTGGTGGCATCTTTGTACCCATGCGAACCAGCAAGTGGTGTTCGTGTCTCTGGCGCAAGTGGATAGACTGCAAAGCCATGCTGCTGATAACCAAGCGCTACTTTAAGCACGTCGACCATCGGCAACATCTCCTTCCAAAAGTAGACGGCGAGCATCAATGATCTTGTCGGATGTGGCATCAGTTAATGCTTCAAGTGACTTATCTTTAAGTTCTCGCCGCAGAACGATTAGCAGTGAACTGGCTTCTTTGAGTAAATCTTGAGTTGCTTCTATATCTGGCCTCGTCATCATTTGTCTGCCTCATCAGTTTCAGGGGAGTCAATAGCGTTAATCTGGTCGGTGATAATATCTCGGGCACAAAAGACTAGACATTTCCACGTATCAAAGTCTCGTAAAGCCTCTAAAGCTACCAATTTGGCATTGTCGTGCGAGTGATTTTTATCGAAATGGCAAACTGAGATACCGAACTCATCTAGTTCATCGCATAGTGCAGATAGTGCCCCTTTTGCTTTGCGCAAGTCGTACAGCGAATCACACAAATCTAATGGTTTATTAACAGTAGTTGAAACATTTTTCATCATAATTGCCTCCATTTTCCTTGACAAAGTAACCACTTAGAGGCAAGCTAAAAGTCGATATAGATTTTTTCGCTTGTCTTCTTCTCGCCTTGAGTTGCCGCTCTTGGCGATTTTTTTGTGGCCTCAATTAGTGAGCGTTTTTCGGCTTTTTTAGCTGCCCAATACCGATCACAATCAGCGTCAGCCTTTACAAACTGTGACCACGTCCACCCATACTTGCTATTTATCATTTTTGCCATGGTCATAGTCCTCTCTAAACTGTAGAAACGCTCCCAGCACGCCACCGTTCATGAAAACCATCAGCATGACGGGTATAACTGTCGGGTGGATAAATATCCACGTAATAAGGCTAGTAATCGGCATCGTCCTCGTTTTCATACAGCTTTAGGATTTCCGATACACGCAGCAGCTCTTTTGCAGTCGTAACGGCCAACTCGCTATTGGGAATATACTTGCCATCAACCGTGACAGTACTGTCTTCTGCAATGCCATGAACGTTAAGCTGAATGTCGTCAATCAAATTTCCAAGCTCGTGATCTAGTGCTATCTCTTCTTTACTAAACAAATTCATAATGTTTCCTTTCTGACTTTATGCGTCTGCCATAAGTTGCTTACAATTTACCGCCTGCCCAGCGTGATTATTTGCCGTTGTTCTTCATGTAGTTGTCGATGTCTACGGTATTGATTCGCTTAACGCCACCAACCACTTGCATCGGCAAACCTTTTCTAGTCCAAGACAACAGTGTGTTACGAGCCACACCGGCATAAACCGCTGCTTGACCGATGTTCAGCTTTTTAGGCTCATCATGTTGTGGTGCAAGCTTACTGACCGCTTGGATCACTTCCTGATGAATACGATCTTGTAGCTGCTTGTCGAATTCCTCGGACAACAATAGTTCTGCTTTCATTGAAGCCATATCATTTCACCTCCACGGCAACAAGTTGTTGCTTTGATATCTATAGCCTACGGCAACATTATGTTGCTGTAAACAATTAGTTGCAACTTTGTGCAAAAAAATTTATGATAACGAGGAAGAGAGGTGGCAATTAGATGCAAAATAACATTTTGAAAGCCAGAAAAGACAAAGGCTTATCTCAAGCTGATCTAGCTAAAAGGATCGGGGTTACACGTCAATCAATAAGCCTTTATGAGAACAATAGCCGAGAGCCCAAAATCGACACTTGGCAAAAATTGTCGAATGTTTTAGGAGTTTCAATACCATATCTACAAGGGATATCGAGTGATCCAACCGCAATTGATGAAACCATCGCACATACGATGACTAATCGAGAACTAAAAAAAATTATTGATGACTTTGAACATGGAAATAAAACTCCAGAAGATGCAGAAAAAGTATTATCTGCTATCAAAAAGTCCATGAGCACCACTGAATCCGTGAATCAAATGCGCCAGCGCGCCATGAATCAGTTAGTTAATAGTATTGACAACCTCGATTTAGAAAAGATGGATACTTTTGAGATGTTGACCATCAATGATGCAATTCAGCTCTGTATTGCTTTCTACAATGGTTTTCATTCAGATAGGGGTCTGTCGGCATCATTTGGTGCTTTGTTAAGTGGATTACGTTCAATCGTTAAGAACGATGGGCAAGTCGACTACGTCAAGTCTGAATTCATGAGTTCTTTTGAACAGCTTCTAGATGCAGTAACAGCAAAACACGCTTAATTTCTATATCTAATATCATGGCCGAAAAATCGGCCGCCACCTTTTCGCCAATTCCGGCGAAAACTCTCCAATCTAACACCGCCTGCCCAGCGTGACGGATAGGAGAAGAATATGGCAATTAAAAAAGTAAAGCTTAAGTCTGGTGCAGTTCGCTACCGCGTAACAGTCAACGCTGGCCTTGTTGCTGGAAAACGCAAGAATATTGTTCGCAATGTTCAAAGCATGCAAAAAGCACGTCTACTAGAGTCAAAACTCAAGCTAGACGTGGCCAATGGTTTATATGATGAAGAAGACACTACCCCACCGGTTCAGACCTTTAGTGATTTGTATAATCAGTGGTGGCCAATCTATGTTCAAACTGTGGAAGGAAGTACAGCCTATAAGACTAAGCAGCTTTTCCATAACCATCTGATCCCTATGTTTGGTTCTAAAACTCTCACCGCGATAAAAACCGGCAGCATTCAAAGTGCTGTCAGTCAGTGGCGAGAAACAACCACCAAAGCATACAAGGAACGTTTCATTTATTTGAAGAAGATACTCTCATTTGCTGTTAAGATGCAGTACATCGAAAAGAACCCCGCAGACGGTGTCGAATTGCCACGCGGGGTAGGATCTGGAAAGTCACCAGTTTACTGGGATAACAAGCAAGTCGCCCGATTCCTAACTTGCATTGATCCTAATAACGATCCAGAAAAGTACACAATGTTTCTGCTGATGGTTAGCACCGGTATCAGGCGTGAAGAACTATGCGCTTTGAACGTATCAGATGTTAATTTCAAAACGTCCACACTGTCAATCAATAAAGCCTATGCAACTGGTCTGAATGGTAAGGAATCAATTAAAGGTACCAAGTCAACCGCGGGTATGCGCACAATACCATTAACCCCGAAAGTGACAATACAGCTTAAAAAGTGGATAGCATTACTTGACACAAGCAAAATTATCAGCATTCGAGATGATCGGCCACTGTTCCCATCTCCACAACATTTTGAAAAACGTTTAGGCATTAACAGGCCTAACAAGTGGCTGAAAGATATTATTGAAGCAAACCACCTTACACCTCGCATCACATTGCACGGTCTGCGTAAGTCTTTTGTAACGAATATGATCCGCAGCGGTGTTGATGTTTCAACTGTACAGCGGCTTGCCGGTCACTCTACGCCCGATGTGACGCTTCGCATATATGCTGGCATGAATCAGTCGGATGCTCGAGAAGGCATCGACAAGTTAGCAGAATATATGGCACAGGTAACATTTTAGGTAACATTTGGAGTAAGGCCACCGCACAAATGCTGTTGTATCAGCGGTTAAGGCTAATGTAGTTGGAGACTCCTCACCTCCATTATGACATTTTCCCTTACTTCTAGTTAGTCCTAAAATGCTGGTACATCAGCGTTTTGGGGCTTTTTATTTTGGGTTGTTTGGAAAATGTGTCCTTGTCGTCACCTAGCAGACAAAAGCTTACCTTCCGTAAGTAAATATTTGCTACAATAGTGCCGTGAGTCTGAAAATGACAAGTAGGAGGAAAATCATGAACGACAAAGTAAAAGCACTTCTCAGCATTTTAGAATCTGCTGGGTTTTCGCACGACGATCTAGCAGGTACTGTTGCCGAACTGAATGACGCCGTTAACGATGGCAAATCAACGTCCATTCAATTGGTCAGTCCCGGCGCAGCTGCGCGTTACATTAAACGGATTAATGACGAAACTGTTTTTACTGCACGCTTTCGTCATAGCGATGAACCAGATTTATTGAACAATGAATCGAACGATGAACGGATTGAGAATCCTAATCAAGATTCATGCATTGTTGTTAGTTACGATCCTGCCAAACAATAGAAAGGTGTTA